ATTGACACAAGCATTATCGGCGCCGGAGAATCGTGGGAGCTTAAGCAAGACACAAACGGTAAAGTACTCCACAGATCTTGGGCAAATCTTATGGGACTTGGCGGTTATCACTTGGTAACAGAAATAGCACACTCTATATCTAGAGATGGATTCAATACAGCGATTAAAGCCAGATGGGTTTCATCAGGACAACGCGGCGAGGACGAACCAGCCGCTGAACCGGATCGGACCCTTTCATTAGGTACCTCGGGCGTTAGCTTCGAAGTAGAATAGGAACTATTTACAGTATGACTATCACAATCTCAGGAAATAATGATCTAGGCGCTAGGGATATGTATCTTCAGAGAAGCATATACAATGGATATATTCTGACGGCCCTTAATAAAGTCAACTCTCCGCAGATAGAAACCATACAGATAAAAGATTTTCTCAAAGATGAAAAGTTATTAATTGGTCGAGTTGATCCATTTGGTAATCCTTTATTGATTGACAATGTATATCTAAAAACATTTACAGCAGGCGTGGGTGGGTCACAAGCAGTCGCAGCAAACTTTGTTATAGACGCGTTCTCAGATATGCAGCTTGAATTCCAGAATGCACTTCGTGTTGGTAAAATCGATAATGATTCAGTGGCATTGGGAGAACTTGCAGCCAAGAAAGGCTACATGGATCCATCTGACGGCTATTTCAAACATAGAGAAAGGCTTACAAAAATCTTTAGAAGATATGTTCTTCGCGCCGGTAAGATAAATGAAATAAAAGACTTTGAGACATTTGTGCCTGTATTTCTAGATTTTGTTGTTCAAATAGCCTCAAGGAATCCTATTACTGAGACAATGTATATTTTGACAAATAAGAACTCTGTGTTGAACTCTGGTCTAGCATTAGAAATATATGAGGGTGACTATGGTGATGACGCACTTAAATATGATTTATTCTATAATGATGTTAACTTTGAATATTTGAAGAATTTGGCTTATGGGCATGGGTTTGTTATCGATAAACACATTCCTTGGAGACTCGTAGCTGACTTGAACTCACCACAAATGGCCCCATATATAGAGAACGCACTCAGCGCGCCCGGAGCAAAAGCTGGGTTTGTTCTTGAGACAATGTATAGCCGACCACATCTTGATGATATTGACAATATAGCTGACATAATGTTAAAAATGTACAATATGGTTGCTAGGCTTCGACCTCGTTCAATCAAAAAAACCTCAAATGCAACAACTTCTCTTGGTTCTTCTAAGTCAGTATTCAGGAAATGCACCAGAAAACAATCTTTTACAAGAAAACTTACGTCATTAAAAGAAGTGACCAAGCTGCCATTATCATATTGGATAGACAAATATGTCAGAGTTAGAAACGCTGAAACAGGCCTCCGGTATGATGATGCTACTCTCAATATTATTATTAAAAATACAACTGATTTAGCAAATTCCCTTGACATCAGTTCAGGAGTGCGTTATATTGCTACTAAGTTCGATAACTTTGAACACTTCAACGGCTCACTATTTCATGATGTTGTTAGATTTGAGATGCGAGAGGATCCAAACGCAACAGGAAACTCAGTGGATGAAAGGGTGCAACGAAGTGTTCAGGCATCAAACTTTGTAATATACTAATTAGTAGGTCCGTGGGGGACAGATGTATTTTCAAACGCTCGACGATAAGGGCGAATGTGTAGGAGTATATAAAGATGGAAACTTGTATTTCGAGGGCATCCCAAGTGGATGCACCCGGACGTGGAAATACGCCGAGTATCTTGAAGAAGATGATGTGGACTACGGTAGTATTTACTGTGGAAATCGGAGCCTTAATGACGTTTGTCCAGCTTTCCTGATAGACGATTGGATTGCTGTTGAAGACAAACTAAAGGCTTATTACCGCTCATTTATATTGGCGAAGATCAATATGAACGAGAACTGTTTCTTTGATCTGGTTCCTGAGCAGTTTTTGCTTGAATATTGCGGAATTCGTGACAAAATCACGCAATATGTCTTTGAAAACTACGAAAAACCACAAAACTATGACTTTATGGTTGATTTGACCAAGGTATTGGCACGCATCCGACACCAGAAACTAAACATTGATGTATCATCCCTCTCTAATCAGGCTCATTTGGCTAAGTTTCGGAAGGCAATGAAGAAGTATAGCCAGATTGACCCTTATTGTCGGTATAACATCAACGGAACAAAGACCGGTCGTCTAACAACCCAAAAAGCCTCATTCCCCGTTATGACAATGGACAAAGATTTTCGCTCTATCGTCAAGCCGACCAACGACTGGTTCGTGGAGCTAGATTTCAATGCAGCGGAGATCCGAACATTAATGGCATTAGGAGGCTCTGAGGTGCCCTTAGAAGACATCCACGACTGGAATGTGCGTAACCTATTTAACGCGGGCATCACACGCGAGGAGGCCAAGCAGAAGTTCTTCTCGTGGCTGTATGATGAAAATAAAACCAATCCAAAGCTCTCCAAGTATTACGACCGAGACAAGGTGCGTGAAATGCACTGGGATGGCAAAGTTGTCAAAACTATGTTCGGTAGAGAGATTGAAGCAGACCGCTCACACGCTCTAAACTACATTATTCAGAGCACCACAGCAGATCTTGTGCTTCGTCAAGTAATCAAGGTCCACGATATGCTCCGAGGAATGAGGTCTTTCATAGCATTTACGATTCACGACAATATTGTGCTTGACATTGTGGACGAAGAGCGTTATATTATACCTATAATGATCAAAGAGTTCTCTGATACTGACCTTGGCGAATATCTCGTAAATGTCAAAGCAGGAAAGAACTTCGGTGATCTAAGGGCGTTAAATCTATGAACATTATCGGCTTAGGGCAAGCAGGCTGCAACATCGCAGATGCAATGGCACAATATCCACAATACAACATCTACAAGATTGATGTTGGTATTGAAGGCAAGAGGTGTTTGAATATCAAGCAACAATCCGGCCCTGAAGAGTACGAGGCCAAGGCGCCATCAATGAAAGCGTTCTTTCGCTATATCAAAGGTGATACGCTACTCGTTCTCGGAGGCTCAGGAAACATTTCTGCTATGTCTCTTCGTATTATGGAAACAATCAAGGACAAATGCAAGGTTGATCTGCTTTATATCAAGCCAGATGAAAGTCTACTAACCGGCAAGCGCCAGATGCACGAAAAAGTAACATACAATGTGTTGCAAAACTATGCTCGCTCTGGTGCTATTAACCGAATGTTTCTTATTTCAAACCCGCAGTTGGAAAACATCCTTGGTGATGTGCCGATTATGGGCTACTTTGATAAATTAAATGAACTAATCGTATCAACGATGCATATGATTAATGTTTTTAAGAATTCTACCCCAGTTCTTGGTGGCCTCCGAGAGGCCGGCGAGACACGACGAATATGCACAGTTGGAATCTACGATATGGAAAAAGATGAAGAAAAGTTGTTTTTTTCCCTTGACACGACCCGAGAATCGTGCTATATTTATAGTGTTGGGGAAAGAAGACTGCGCGAAGATGGATCTCTTCACAAGACCATCGTCACGCAGATGAAAGGCAAGACAAATGATGAGACACCCAATGTCTCATTTGGAGTCTTTCCTACCAACTATGAGACGGACTATGGGTATGTCATTGCTTATAGTCCAAATATACAAAACTAGTAGAACGGAAAATTTGCTGTTCTAACTTTACTAAAACAGGAGAAAAAGAAAATGGCTATTGATCTAAACAAAATGCGTGCTAAACTAACGGCACTAGAGAACCGAGGCGAAAAGAGGGATTCTGCTTTTTGGCGACCAGAGGACGGCGAACAAACCATTCGTATCGTTCCAACTGCTGATGGCGACCCCTTTAAGGAGTATTGGTTCCACTATAACTTGGGTAAGAACCCCGGTTTCCTCTCACCGAAGCGCAACTTCGGAACGGATGACCCACTGAACGATTTTGTTCGGCAGTTGTTCAAGGATGGAACTGATGATTCTATCAAGATGGCGAAGAACCTTATGGCTCGTCAACGCTTCTTCGCACCAGTATTGGTCCGTGGAGAGGAAGAGAAGGGCGTCCGCATTTGGGGCTTCGGTAAAATGGCCTATCAGGAACTCTTGAACCTTGTGCTCAACCCTGAATATGGTGATATTACCGATGTAGAGACAGGCACTGACCTCGTTCTCAAGTATGGTAAGCCAGCAGGGGCTCAGTTCCCGCAGACTACCTTGACTCCCCGTCGCCGCTCGTCACCTTTGTGTGATGATGCACTTGGTGGCCCGGACAAATGCGCGGAGATGCTGGAAAGCATCCCAGACTTTGACGGTCTGTTTCCACGCAAGAGTCCAGCAGAGATTCAGACAATGCTCGATGAGTGGTTGGCTGGCGAAGACTCCGCTGGTGAAGATGTTGTCAAATACGACAGCAAAGGCACGACAACTTCGGTTGATTCGGCTTTTAACGAACTAATGAACGCATAAAGGAAAAATAACAATGTTCAATTTTATTAATCGTGATCACGTCTTCGGCGCGGTCTTTGGAGTGGCAGCACTCACAGCACTTACTTTTGTCACTGGTTGTGGCGAAGAGAAGGCTGACGAAACCGCTGACACGGCAATCGTCGCTGCGACTTCGGCCACCACGGTCACTACGACCACCACCGGAACCACGACTGGAACCACTGGAACTACCACAGGTACGACCACCTGGCACTGGAACTGGCACCACGACTGGAACTGGCACCACTGGCACAACGACCACTGGCACCGGAACTGGAACGGGCACCGGAACTGGCACTGGTAGCTGATAAACACGACCCACGGGGAGGCACAGGGTTAACAGGTGCCTCACTTTAATTTAAAAGGAAATATTATGAGTGAACAAAAAACAAGCAATTTTATTACTATGGGCGCTGGCATTGCCATCGTATTCGCCTTGGTAGGTTGGTTTTCAGCCACGTCTAACATGTCCGCAGAAACTGTTGCTGTGAATGAGGCGGAGACGGAAGAAAAAGCTGTCCACGTCCACAGCACCGAAGCACCTGAAGAGGTTGTTGAGGAAGTTGTCGTCGTAGCTGACGAACTCGTCGAGAAGGCACAGGAAGCGGCAGACCGCAACGAAGCCAACGAAGACGCGGAAGTTACAGACGCGGAGTAGATCCCCCACCGCAGGGAGGCATGGGTTTACAGATGCCTCAACATTTTAAAAGGAAGATATTATGACTAATACAGTACAAAGCGGTCAAACAGTCAGTGTTCACTATCGTGGCACCCTTGATGACGGCAGTGAGTTTGATAACTCGCGCAATCGTGGAGAAGCAATGGCAGTTCAAGTAGGCTCTGGCCAACTTATTGCAGGCTTTGACGCAGCCCTTTTGGGCATGACCGTGGGTGAGGTCAAAAATATCCACCTTGGAGCCGAGGAAGCATACGGCCCTGTTGATGACGCCGCTGTCCAAGAAGTGTCTAAAACAATGTTCCCGCCTGATTTTAATTTTGAGACAGGCGAAATTGTACAGGGCCAAGCGCAATCGGGCCAGCCTCTAATGGCTATGATTATGGAAGAAAAGGAAGGAACCGTGTTATTGGACTTTAATCACCCAATGGCCGGTAAAGATCTCAATTTTGAGATTGAAGTTATGAGCATTAACGAACAGGAGGGGTAATGAGCATTCTAAGAAAAAATAATACAGTATCTAATACATTTATTGTAGGAACATTGCTTTCCATTGCAGGTTCAGTGGCAATTTGGACAATGGGAACTGATACACAACAACTAGCCATTTTTGTTGGCCTTTGGGCTCCAACATTTATGGGATTTGCAAACTACTATGAGGAGAAGTAATGAGTTTATATGAAAAGATTAAGGCACTTGGTGTCGAAGATAATGTTAGTGTGAATTTTAGTTATGAAGACGGAGCAAGCGTCTTTCATTTTAACGAGACACACATTGAAACAGCGATGGGAGAGACAGGTTTTGCTTATACTCTCGCAGAGGCTATCACAAGCGGCGTTCTCTATGAGAATGGCAACTCGATCCTTGATGAAATGCGAGAGGAAGGTTTGCTTGACGATTACGAGCGAGGTGAGGAAGCATTCACTGACTTTGTATCTGAAGTGATTGAAAGTGAGCACTGGAACTTTGGATGGATTGAACATTCTACAGAGAAACACGATCACAAGCGAGGCTTTACCAGTCTTTCGGCTGAGTTTGACATTCCTCTTGCTGACCTGAAGAATGACCCAATGCCGCTTATCGGCTGGACAGCTTCTGTCCGGACTCCGAACGGTCAATTGACGGTCGAACGTTAATGGCTAAGGCAAAGAAGCAAAAGGCAGGAAAACTCTCTATCGCAGATATGCGAAAGATTGTTAATAAGAAAGCAGGTGAGCAGGTAGCCCATGACCTCGCGGGTTCAAACCCAACTGAGGTCAAGGAGTGGATTCCTACTGGATCCCGATGGCTAAACTCTATCGTCTGTCGAGGCAAATACGCTGGTATTCCAATCGGTAAAATCAGCGAAATTGCAGGTCTTTCCGCTTCTGGCAAGTCGTATATGGCGGCTCAGATTGCAGGCAACGCCCAGAAAATGGGAATTGACGTTGTTTACTTTGATTCTGAGTCTGCTGTAGACCCTGACTTCTTGGCTGGTGCAGGATGTGATTTAGATAATCTACTTTACATCCAAGCACAATCAGTTGAGTTTGTCTTGGAGACCATTGAAGAGCTTTTGGCAGGTAATGAAAACCGAATGCTCTTTATCTGGGACTCACTTGCTATGACGCCTGCCGTATCTGATATTGAGGGTGACTTTAACCCTCTTTCCAGTATGGCAGTCAAACCTCGTATTCTCTCGAAGGGATTTGCTAAACTAACAGTCCCTATCGCAAACTCGCAATCAACCTTGCTGATTCTTAATCAGCTAAAAACGAACATTACTAGTAACATCGCGGAAGCACGTCTGGAGCCTTATTTCACCCCCGGTGGAAAGGCCGCAATCTACGCTTATTCTCTTCGAATCTGGTTAACAGCACGAAGAGGTAAAGCTAGCTATCTATATGATGACAAAGGCTTCCGAGTTGGGACTGAGGTGAAAGCAAAGATTAAGAAGTCCCGTTTCGGGTCTGATGCGCGAGAATGCACATTCAAGATTATGTGGGCTGGTGACGATGTGAAGATTCAGGACGAAGAATCTTGGTTGGAGGCCGTAAAGTCTTCGAAACACATTACCAACGCAGGGGCTTGGTTTACCCTGACCCATGAAGATGGTTCAGGCGAGAAGTTCCAAACCGCTACTTGGATGAATAAACTGGCAGACGATAAGTTCAGAAATCGTATTCTACAGATTATGGAAGAAGAAGTTATTTTGAAGTTTGAGAAAAAAGAGGTTGATGCTAAAGAATTCTATGACATCGACGGTGAAGACGAATAAATAAACATTTTATCCTTGACACGACCCCCTGTTCATGCTATATTATAGAAGAACAGGGGGTTCTTTATGCAACGCGTAGTAGTTATTGACGCACTAAATATGTTTATTCGGAATTATATTGTTAATCCGATGATTTCAACCAACGGCAACCCAATCGGCGGGGCCGTTGGTTTTGTTAACTCGGTCAAGAAGTTGATGCGAGAGTCTAAGCCAGACCAAGTTATTATTTGTTGGGATGGCGCAGGAGGCTCACAGAAGCGTCGTCAGACCGTTAAGGAGTATAAGCAGGGTCGTAAGCCTCTGCGTAAGAACTATAAGGTTGAGGGTATGTCTGAGCAATCAGAGAGAGAGAATATGGTATGGCAACAGCGTATCCTTATGGAAATGCTTAATGAGATGCCCATTATTCAACTTATGCTTGACCGTGTTGAAGCCGACGACATCATTTCTATGATCTCGGGTTCGCCAAAATACAAAGGCTGGCAAAAGGTCATTGTCTCATCAGACAAAGATTTCCTTCAACTGCTAAACGACGAGACGGTTCTCTTCCGCCCCATCCAAAAGAAGGCGTGGACGAAGAACACAGTTATTGAGGAATACGGAATCTCGCCCGAAAATTTTGTTCTGGCAAGAGCCATCGCAGGTGATAAGTCCGACAACCTTGCAGGGATCAAGGGTGCAGGCCTACCAACCATCGCCAAGCGCCTGCCTTTCCTTATTGATGATGAGATGCACACACTTAGTGAAGTTTACGACCATTGCGCCAACGCAGAGGGCAAGCTTAAGTTTCACGAAAGAATTGTAGAAGATTGGGATGTGGTAGAGACTAACTATAAAGTTATGAATCTTACACCACCAAGTATCTCGGTCCAAGGCCGCCGAAAGGTTAACTATGCCCTTGATAACTTTGAATTTGAATTGAACGCCACCGAACTAAAACGTGCCTCTGTTGAGCACGGCTTCGGTTCTTATGATTGGTCCGAGCTTATGGCGATGCTCCGAGGAATTGTTGAGAAAAACAAGATGATTGCTTGACAGACGCGCATTTATAGGCTATATTAATAATCCACGGGGGAGTTCACTTGGAAGACAACAAACCAAGTTTCAGTAAATTTGGTAAAGATTTTCAAGAGTCATTGTGTCAGATGATTCTTCAAGATCGACCATTTGCAGATACAATCATGGAGGTTCTAGATATTAACTTTCTAGAGCTTCACTATCTACGGGTCTTCATTAAGAAGATCTTTGAGTACCGAGAAGAGTTTGGTGTTCATCCAACTTATCGCATTATGATCTCTATCATCCGAGCAGAGATCGACGGCGAAAATGCGGCGACACAACAACAGTTGCGAAATTATTTTGCTCGTATTCACGATGCCCAAGTTAGTGGTTCAGACTACATTAAGAAAATTTCGCTTGAGTTCTGCCGCAAGCAAAAACTCAAAGAAGCGATGATTAAGTCTGTTCCGCTGCTTGAAAAGTCGTCTTTTGATGAAATTGCTAAGATTATTAACGATGCCATCAAATTGGGCGATCATACCGACCACGGCTATGATTACCTAAAAGACTTCGAACGTCGCTTCGAGTTGAAGGCCCGAAATCCAATTTCACTAGGCTGGAGTGACATCGACGGACTATGTAAGGGTGGGCTCGGCAAGGGCGAGCTAGGCGTGGTTATCGCGCCAACGGGGGCAGGGAAGTCAATGGTACTTGTACACTTGGGGGCTAATGCTCTAAAGTTAGGAAAAACTGTTGTTCATTATACACTTGAGTTAGCTGACACAGTAGTCGCTAGCCGTTACGATTCGTGTATTACCAAGATCCCCCTTGGCCAATTGCATTCTTTCAAAGAAGAAATCTATGAGCAGGTGCAGGATATGGAGGGAACCCTAATCGTAAAGGAGTATCCCACGAAGTCTGCATCTACACGCTCATTGAGGACTCACTTAGAAAAGTTGAAAATGCGCGACATCTTGCCGGAGATGGTTATCGTCGATTATGGCGATTTATTGAGGCCAGTTTCGGCCCAAAAAGAGAAAAGAAACGAACTGGAATCTATTTATGAAGAGTTACGCGGTTTGGCAAAGGAATTTGAATGTTGCTTGTGGACCGCTTCACAAACAAATAGGTCAGGACTAAATGCGGAAGTTATCACACTGGAATCTATCTCAGAAGCCTTTAACAAATGCTTTGTCTCCGACTTTATTTTTTCGCTTTCGAGAACCGTAGAAGACAAGCAGTCTAACACTGGCAGGATCTTCGTGGCTAAGAACAGGAACGGTCCTGACGGTATTGTATTCCCAATATCTATGCACACCGCAAATGTTCAAATCGAAGTATTGCCGCAAACTGGTGAAGAACAAAATATGTTGACCGCAAGAGACCAAAGCGAAGTATTGAAAGAGAAATATAAGAAATTTAGAAGTAATCAAAAGAAAAAGGAATAGGGAGAACAAAATGGAGTTATCGTCAGAGATCTTGTCGGATATTACAGTGCATATGAAGTATGCTCGTTATTTGACTGACAAATACCGTAGAGAGACATTTCAAGAATTGGTGGATCGTAACAAAGCGATGCACATTAAAAAGTTTCCTAATATGAAAGAGGAAATTGAGGCAGCATACCAGTTTGTCTATCAAAAGAAGGTTCTTCCCTCTATGAGATCGATGCAGTTTGGCGGCAAACCTATTGAAGTTGCTCCAAATCGAGTATTTAACTGCGCTTATATGCCGATTGATGATGTTCGAGCGTTTGGAGAGGCTATGTTTCTCCTCTTGGGTGGCACCGGAGTGGGTTATTCAGTTCAAAAGCACCACGTCGAACAACTCCCAGAAATCCGTAAACCAAGTGGTAAACGCACATACCGATACCTTATCTCTGACTCTATNGAAGGCTGGGCAGACGCCGTAAAAGCACTTGTTGGCTCTTANTTNAAAGGCACTTCTAAGATTCGCTTTGACTTCTCCGATATTCGACCAAAAGGCGCCCGTTTAGTAACTTCTGGCGGTAAAGCACCCGGACCCCAACCTCTTCGTGAGTGCCTAGTGAAGCTACGCGGTGTTTTAGACACAAAAGAGAACGGTGACAAATTAAGTTCTATTGAAGTTCACGATATGGTGTGTCACATCGCTGATGCAGTCCTCGCAGGTGGTATCCGTCGAGCAGCACTTATCTCCTTATTCTCAGCAGATGACGACGAAATGATTTCTGCCAAAGCAGGCAACTGGTGGGAAGTCAACCCACAACGAGGCCGAGCAAACAATAGTGTTGTTTTAATGCGCCACATTGTTACCAAGGAGTTCTTTATGGACCTTTGGGACCGTGTGAAAGCAAGTGGAGCAGGAGAGCCCGGTTTCTACTTTACATTTGACAAAGACTGGGGAACAAACCCTTGCTGCGAAATCGCACTCCGTCCGTATCAGTTCTGTAACTTGACCGAGGTCAATGTCTCGAATGTGGATACACAGGAAGAATATGAAGCACGAGTTAAAGCAGCAGCGTTCATTGGCACGCTACAAGCCTCATACACAGACTTTCACTACCTTCGCCCAGTATGGCAGCGCAATACAGAGAAAGACTCTCTTATCGGTGTCTCAATGACTGGTATCGCCTCTGGAAACGTTCTAAAGCTAGATATGAAAGCAGCAGC